GTAAATTTTGGTATGTTAGCCATTAAAATATCTCCACTGATCCATTACCAACACAATAATAAGATGTTCCCCAGAACTTAAATTTAGGAGTAAGGTCATTTGAATATCCTAAATTTCCATGCCATCCTAATATATTTTTTCTTTTTCCTATTGGGTGCAATCTTCTACTTACTGTGCTACTCCATGTTTCGCCACTATCTTTTGATAAGGTTAAATCTGCTCTTGGACAATAGGGTATCTCTATATTATTTCTTCCTTCTGCAACAATTCTGTCTCCTTTCTCTGTTACGATGAAATCAGGATTTGGTCCTTCAGTGACTAAGAAATTTAAAATTCCTGACAAGCTAAGTCCTGTAACATTTTTATCATTTCCTTGATCTATCATTATCTGTAAATTTCTTGCTCTAAAGACAGTACCATTTTTATTTCTAATAGGGGTACAAATACGAGTTCTAGGTATTTCTTTATTTATATTTGGATCATAATTTAACTCTGTGGCACCTATATTTTCATTATAAGTAGTGAATTCAGTACCTGTTTGATATAAAGAACCATTATTCAAAGAAACAAAATAAACATTTTGATTAAAATAAACCATTCTATTAGCAGGATGATAATTATTATTTGAATCTGACAAATTAAAAAATTTGTCAGTATTAATATCATAAGCAAGAGAAATATTGTCTTCTACATTATAAAAAGTAAGCTGATAAAATAAATGGCCATCATATTGCTGAAGCATTGCTGTCGATTGATCAGGATATTTTATTGTTCCAAGTAAATAATTTATACCATCGGTAGATATCTGTTTTGCTTGAGCTCCAGATAGCATCATAATAGATGGCGTACTATATTCATTTACCCCTACCCACATAACATATTTATCAGAACTCGCTATAGTAGATACACTTATACAGCCATAGTCGATATTTACGGATGAAACCAGTTGATAATTATTTTGTCCACCTACATGTGTCCACAATTCAGTAACGGAGGTTCCAAAAACAACAACTGTATTTGATGAACCTGGTATACGTTCAACAGCAATCGCATAATCAGGCTTTGTTTGTAAAGCTAATTGTGTTTGCTCAACAATAGTCGTCGGTGAATCATATTTATAAACATACCAAGCTGCTCCATCTCCAGTAGTAATTGAATTACCAAAAAGGAAAAATGTTTGATGATAGCATACATAATTTGGCTTAAAATAACTGGGTAAATTTTGTTTTGTTAAACTTCCTAATGTAAAATTATAAATATAAGCACTCTGTCCATCTACAATACATATTTGATTATTTAAATTTTCATCAATAAAAACTGATCCCTTTGAGCTATCTAAATTACCTACTAATCGATAACTCAAGGATGGCTGTACTGCAAATACAGCATTATTAATAACAACAACCATTATATTATTTCGTATGCTTCTAAATATTCCTCTTCCTTGAGCACTTTGATCGGGTAAAAAATCATAAATTCTTTTCCAACCAGCATAATTTACTAGCCATTCATCACTAATAAACATATTAACTGTTTTTGAAGGAGATATTTTTAAATATCGTCCAAATGTTGAACTTCCTACAATATCAATGGGTAAAGTATTAGGCATTGTTTGCATACTACCACCCCCTATTCCATCCAACGGGAACAGTAGCAGGACAAATATTAATTTGACCCCATCCTATTGTCATCTTAGCACCAATAGTCGATATAGAAATATTTTTCAAATCTAGGTTAGGTGATCTATTCCTTATCAATTTATCGTAGTAAGCATATTCTGTTAAAACTTCAACTGGAATAGGTTTACTATTTTGTATGCAAATTAACCTTGCTAGATCATATTTTAAATAAGAAATATAATAGCCATCAAAAATTACCGATAAATCTTGGTGAAGAGTTACTTGGTTGAGTGCAAATAAACCCCATAAAGAAGCTGGATAATCTTGTTGTGGAGAAAATGTGACACTGATATTCATTCCACCTTTTACACGATCAGTTGTAAAAAAAGATGGAAGTGTTTCTACATTTAATGGTTTAGGACTTCCCCAATAAGGTCTTCTTGATTGATTATACATAGCATAACGAAATTCATTCATTTCATATGTAATCAATTCACATTCTGTTAAGTTTTCAATAAAAGTAGTTTCTACACCTGCATCTAATACGAAATCATGTTGGGTATAGTAGGGTAAAGTAGCATCATCAATTCTCTTTCTTTCCAAAGATTCATTGAGTAATTTTAATCCTCGGCTTATTTGAGAACCTGTAGGTGTTTCAAATTCTTCCGAAACTATGCCAGATACATAATAAGATTCTGTAATCAATTCTAATGATGGATATGACATAACTACCCTTTTTTATAAGTGCAATTAAGTTTTTTCTTAATTGCACTTAACATGTTTTATGCAATTACAACTGGTCTACATAACCTGTTACAGAAATTGCAACAGAATCAGAAGCACTTGTTGTTTTATAAGCTATAAATGGTGCAACAGAATCAACAGCAGAAGCACATTTACATTCAATCACTGCTTCATTAACAACGGCTGCTACTTGACCTTTAACAACACCGACACCATTTGTAGATGATGAACCATACGGAACAACAACTGTTTGACTAGCAGCGCTATTAGGCGTTAAAGCTACTCTTAAATATACCTTTAAGTTAGTGAAGGGTACCGCTGAGGCCAATGCCACGTTTGCGTAGGTAGTAGAGTTTCCCGCTGTAATTGAAGTTGCCACAGCAGAGTCATACATCATTGTCCTATCAGTTCCGCTTCCATCCTGCCAGAAAATAACAAATTCACTTGATCCATTTGTATAAACAGTACCGATATATCGATACATGTTATAAGACAATGGCAAGGAAGGAGTTAAACTCTTAGAGATTAATGCTGATCCTGGATAAGGATTATCATAAACCATCTGATCATTGATTCCTGGAGCATAGGAATTTGAATTGCCAATAGCATATACATAGTATTTTGTACTAGCTTCAATAGTTCCTTGATCCAAACCACCAGCACCTACTCCTGTAGTTGAAATGGTTACTTCATCTTCAACAGTAATAATATTGTTCGGCACATTGCCAACACTAATATTCCCATTAGTAGCTGTACCAACACTCACTTTAAATGTTGTTGGTGTTAAATAAGTCAATTGCATACCATTAATATATGGTGTATCCCATGCAGCAACTGGTGAACTTACATTCATAATAAAACCCCTATTCTTAAAGTAAATAAATTAAAGTAAGTGCATATTCACGGAATAATGTACTACCCATGATTTGCTGAGCACCTAGCTTCATGTAACTATCATTAACCCCTAAATTAGCACCCCATCCCATTTGGATAGCAGCACCTGTTTCTGGGTCAGCACGATATGCACTTGGGAAAGGAGTCAAAGAACCCATTTGTGGCATAGCCAACATATGAGGATCACCTGAATAAATTACACCCGCTTTGAAATCACCAAGAATTTTTACTTTCATACCCGCAGTAATATCTTGATTGATAGCTACAGCTTCAGTTGTACTTTCGCCTGGATATAGAGGAGTTTCAAAAGTAATTGTTACTTGACCACCACCATTTGAAGCAGCATTACTTGCAACTACGAATTGAATGGCATTTTCAGATTCGTTATAACCTGTATATTGCAACATTCTTGCGCTTGTACTAGTAAAATAACCTCTATCATATTTTTTGATTGAATTAGGATTACTTGTAGAAGCACCACTAACAACCATAGAAACAATAGCACCCGCATCATTTTTAGTTGTAGATACAACCGTTAATTCATTTCCAGCAGTACCTTCTGTACCTGATCTATGCACCTGAAGTTGATTGGATGAGTTCCAATTTACCTCAGCAAATTCACCTAATTGCCATTTACGAGTAGCAACATTATTTCTATCAATCGTAAACTGGTTAGCACCGGTGTTAATAATTTGAGGAACTGTCATCATAGGAATGAAAGCTTCAATCGTACCAGGAGCAGCACCATATTCTTGGAATTGAGCAGCAGCAGTTGCTAACTCACCATAAGTATTTTGCTGTACCACATAGAATCGGTATGGATATTTAATAAAGTCAAGAGCAAGATGCTGTTCAAATTTAGAACCAAGCTCAACCACCATACTATCACCAACTTTTTTCATGAAATCAAACGGATCAACGTTTTCAATCATGTCTTGTTGTGTCCAAGCAACCGCCGATGAAATTTGGAAATCAATGGTTAAAGGTTGAATAATTTGATTAGTGCCTTGAAGTTGCCAGTTTAAAGTATTAGCAGACGTAACACGGACTGGTTTATAAATATTAACTGTAGGACCTAAGTTAGTATTTCCAATAATAGTGCTAGGAAAGTCTTTAAACTTCTTATTAGCTCTATTTAAAATACCACATTTGTTCTGTAACTTTGCAAGCATAATATCTTGCATCGTCTGGACTTGTTGAAAATCATTTTGAGTACTCATAACAAACCTTTTATTAAAATATTAATATTAGGTTCGTCAGTAGATAGTGATTATCTTAACCGAGGATCATTTTTATAGTCAGCAACGGTATATTCTTTTCTACTGCTCGAACCAACAGTAGAGGATTTTAATTGCGTCAAAGGTTCTTTATTTTTAGTATAGGAATTACTGTCCTGTTTAGCGCGCTTGAGTTCCTTAGATATTTCCTCAAACTCGACTATAACACTTCTTTTTCTTCCTTTTTCAGCATCATTTGTAAGACGAGAAACAAGCCCACGCCGTTTCGCCACTTCTTTCATAATATCCGCTGTATCTTCTAAATTTAATTCACCTGCAACCATAAGGAGTGGGGCATATTCCTTCATTCCTTCTGCGGTAAAAATACCGAGAGGGTCTTCAGACTTATCTACCTTTCCTACCAAATGAGTCACATGACTAACATACTGACTAGCATTCTTCTCGCCTAACTGCTGTTGCTGTTTTTCAAAAGATTCTTGCTGATGTTTTTGAAAATCTTGCATCATCCTTTGTTGAACAGCTTGAGTAGTACGGTTTATGATTTCCTGCTCATCAATCTGCTTATGAGGTTGAATATCGCCAAGTTCTCTTTTAGCTTTCTCATATCCTTCGGCTTTTTTACGTCCTGCAATAGCATCAATACGTTGATTTAGCTCTGCTTCTGTATATAACCTAGGTTGAGATGGCTCAGTAGAGCTCTCTTGATTCACAAATTCTTCACTCATAAAATCCTCTCACTTATTACCGGAGTGACCCGCTAGTTCCTCGTATCGTTCGAGCAGCCGTCTATTTTAACCGCATAGATGCGCAATTCCTGTCCAGTTTTTAACGTGGTCAGCCCACGATGATTGTTATTATATTAGGGTTTCTACTAATGTCAATAACCTATAATAAAAATTACAGGTTATTGTAGATAAAAAAAATCCCTATCATATCTAAGTTTCTGTCACAACTTTTTTCTATTTTTTCGGGTTATTTTAATACTTTTAGATTTATTTATGATCTATAAAATTATAGGTTACGGTAAACTACGCCTTCGTTACGATAAACTACATCTTCATTGCGATATCTGACATATAAAAATTTATTTGTCATAAGGTTTGTCAAGTTTTTATTGTGCGCGTTTATGCGCACGATTATGCGCATAAAAATATGATAAAAATATGAACAATACGCCCCTGTACATTGTGCATATTGATTAAAATTATTTCTATATGGGTTTAATAGTAGGTGGAACGAAAAAACGTTCCACTTTAAGTATGTATTAGTCGATTGTATAAATTTAGTGATTAGACTAATAGGTTCAACGTGAACCTATTAGACCATTTTGTTGACTTCAACAAAATGGTCAGTTCATATTTATATATTCAATAGTAGTGACATCCTGATCTGCAAAACCTTTATGCTTCTCAAACTTAATATCTAAACAATGCCACATTATCTTAGTGCTACCAATAACCTTTCCTCTAACAAATATATTTCCATGACAATCTCTTGCTACCTTTA